AAGAGTAAATTGGTTGGCACAACAAACATACGGATCATATGAAATAGATGAAAAAGCAAATATATCAAGGCTGAAATCTGGTCCTATTGTAAGAATGACTATTGGGGATGTTTTCAGACAACTTCCGGGATATATTAAAAATTTACAGTTAAATTGGGATCATGGAGGTGAGGGAGGTAAATGGGAGTTAACAAAGGGAATAAGAATGCCTACATCTTGTGAAATCAGTTTGAGTTATCAAATTATCCATCAAGCATTACCAGATAGAGACTATGATTTCTATTATGGATTACAAGGTGGAATGAACAATGCAACAAGAGGTTCTTTAATTCCTATAACAAACAGTGTTGCTGAAACTCCAAGCGAAACTTATGTAGATTTACTCAGAAGAACAGGATAATTTCATGGCACTTTCAAGATATAAAGATTTAGATATTATCAAAGTAGATGGAAAAAGGACTATTGAATCTTTTCCAGAAGTGACAGAAGAAGATATTCAAGACAATCAAAATGATTTATTTATAAGAATTGAAGCTGGGCAAAGATTAGATACATTAGCTCATCAATACTTAGGTGATGGAAGATATTGGTGGGTGATATGTTTAGCCAATAATATTTCATTTGGATTGGGCAATGAAGTAGTTCCTGGAACAATATTAAGGGTTCCAACTAATATAGATAAAGTTTTTAATGTAATTTTAAAAAAAGTAAAGAGTCTATAAATGTCTTCTAAAAAAATATTAATTCCAGATCAAAATGTTATAGAAGGTTGGAATAAAAAGTTGAATATGAGATCTGAAGATTTGTCTGGATTGGTTCCCTTTTTAGAATTATATGCTGTTTATACAAGTGAAGAATTTAATGTTATAGAGAATAATATAAAAAAGGGTTCACAAGATCTTATTAATAAAGCATGTATAGTTACCGTCAAGAATGATCCCAGTAATACATATAGAAATGGAACTGTTATACATATTATAAGAATGGGAAGAATAGAATCACAGTTACAAAGTGTGCATTATTCTGGTGGTGTGGGATTGGGAGAGTTGTCTATTACAAAGGGTGTTAAAGAAGCATTTAATGTTAGATATGATTTGTCTATTACCGTTATGGATCCCAAAATTTTTGATTATGAATTAGAGTATTCTAAATTAATTACATTAAATTCTCCTTTTATTATTATATATGGTTGGACATCAGGTAATTCAACTTATTTCAACAATCCACCCAGATTGTCTCCAGGATCTAAAGAAGAGTTAAATTTTTCTAGTGAAAATTTAGGATTTTGGAAGGCTACAATTTGTAATTTATATAAATTTGATTTCAATTTTGAATCAAGTGGACATTTAGAGGGTAGTTTAAGTTTTATAGCTCCACAAACTTCTATATTAACGTTTATGAGAGCTTCAAGAATTTCTGCTAATACAATTTCTATTTTGGAAGGGAATACATCATCTTTCTCTATTCATAATATAAAAAGAACACTTATTTCTAATGGATTAAATGAATCTTCTATACCCAGCAAAATGGGAATGACAGTAAAATTTCCTAATACAAGATCTATATTAGATGAAGATGGTAATACTGTGGGTGAAGAAGAAGTTATGGAAGAGAGGCTAGAATATTTTTATTTAGGTTGGGTTTTAGAAGCAATAAAATTTGTTCTCCATTCTATAAAAGATGAATTAAAAATTTCTTTTGTTTATAAAAATATAGAAGAATCTACAGTCAAGATTTTAGTTCAAGAATTTTTGAATTCAAGTAATGTAGATAAAAATACATTTAATACAAAAAATTTCAATAATGTTTTTCAATTACCTGTTAGAATTGAAGATATAAAAGATATTTTATCCGCTTTCAATTGTCCTATATTAGAGATGATAAAAAATATTGTTGGAAAAGTCAAAGATGTCTTTCCAGTAGATATAGGGATTAGAAATGTAGACAGTTCTATTGAATTGTTTGTTTTGAATTCTGGAGCAATAGATACTATAACAAAAATGAAACAAAATAAATTTCATACTGGAGAGTTTCTAGATATAGATTTTGGATCAAGAAACTCTTTATGTGAATCTTTAGATTTATCTTCAAAATTAGATCCTAATGCATTTGAAACTTATCAAATTCCAGTTTTATTAGGAAATAGAAGTATAAATTTATTTGAAAAGATAAAAAATGTCAATCTATTAGATGAACTTACATTGTTCTTAGAAGATAATAGAATAGAATATGAAAAACTAGAAAATGTTCCAACAAATACTTTATCAAGTTTCTTGCAACAAGAACCCACATATTTTACAAAAGTTATTCAAAGTTTATTTAATGAAGGAAATATTTTTGGAAATATATTGGGTTTTTATTTAAAGAGAACTACAGTAACAATCCATGGTATAGTTGGGATAAATGCTTTCAATATGATCAGAATTAGAGGGCTTATAAAGGGAATTGAGGGAATCTATAATGTCCTTCAAGTTACAGAACAAGTAAATACAAATGGGTTTACAACTGTCCTTGAATGTTCTTTAGTTGAATCTTTCAATTTGAACATATAATTTTAAAAGTAGTCCATTTTTGATTATAAATTTAAAACAGATCCTTTAATTCTAAATAAGGAGAGCAGTCTATTGTCAAAGAACAATTATTGGGATGATCAAACCCAACAAAAAATAATTGATTATATTGATGAAGCAGATGAAGATGTTAAAATAAAGATGTATGAGAAAGAACTTATACCTGTTTTCAGTAATCTTACTAAAAATATTTATTTGACATATGGTTTTAATAAAAGCTTTGATGACTATAAACAAATAGAGCATGATGTTTTAGTTCATTTATATAATAAAACCGAAAAATTTGATCCTGAAAAAGGGAAATCATTTTCTTATTTTGGGACTATTATAAAAAGATTTCTTATACAGAAAGCTTCAAGAAAAAAGAAAAGTATATCTTTAGATAATGAAAAAGTCCAAAATGATTTTTTTACACAAGATATAAGTATAGATAATTTCAACAATGAAAAAAAAGTTGAAAAAACTGAAAATATTATAGAAAATTTGGTTCAAGATTTAAGAGATGAAGTAGATTATACAGAAGAGTATTATAATGAAGAAGATAAACAAGTTATAGAAATACTCATTTATATTCTAACAAATTACAGGAAAGTGGATATTTATAATAAGAAACAGTTATATGTTTATTTAAGAGAAGCAACAAATTTAAAAACAAGAAAAATAACAAAAGCAATCAAGAAGTTAAAAGATTTATACGAGATTTCAAGATTCGATACAAATAATGAGTGAAGAAAAAGAATTGAGTGAGAGATATGTAGAGTTACTTGTTCAATATGAAGAAAATTTGTATTTAGTAGAAAATTTAATGAATAGATTAGGGAACATATCTAAGGAATTAGAGATGATAGAAGAAAAATTAAAAGAAATGGGTGTTACAATTAAAGATATAGAAGAAGAATAATGGCAGAACACGATTTAACAAAAACATTTTATCCTGGAATTAAATTTGTTAAGGAAGCATATGGAGCTTCACAAGGTTGGTATCCTGATAAAAATATAGCATTTGTATTAGCTCAGGGAATAGTTATTGATATCAATACAGATTTAAATAGTTCATCTACACTTATTCCCTTATATAGCATAAATGCTAAAATTATAAATAGAGATGTTGTAGACACAAATCTAAAAAACAAACAATTTAACACTTGGTTTCCACCTCTTCTCCCTATTCATGACTTGAAAATTCCAGTAAAGGGTGAAGTTGTTTGGTTATTGAAAGAGGCAAGCAATGAATCATCAATGGGATATTGGATTGGTAGAGTAAATGACACAAATAAGATTAATACAGTTTTAGCAAGAGAATATCTTATAAGAGAAAAAACTCCACAAGGAAGATATGGATTTGATTTCAATGTAGAAGATTTTGCCACTAAAGAATCAGGTATTGTTTATTCATTGCCGGCTAAAGAGGGAGATGTCATACAACAAGGGAGAAAGAATTCTTTCATAAGACATTCTTCAAAAAATGATGAGGGCATTTTAGAATTAGGAATAAAAGAAAATAAAAAGTATCTATTAAATAAAAATAGTTCATCTATAGGTGACACAAAGACTAAAACACTACATTTAGAAAATTCTTCTTATAAAGAAGTAATAAACCTTGATAGAAGATCTGAAATAAGTGGTGAAAAGAAGAATATAATCTTGAATATAGCTCAAGAAATTTATAATATAAGCAATGATTCTAATTCCAATAGTGAAATATTTAGAAATGTTTTGGGGGAGAAATTAAATGAGTTTCTTGTTGAAGTTCTCTCAATGATAGATAATATTTCTGTGAACTTTAATACTTTTCTGAAAATATTTAATTTACATAAACATGGGATAGAAGAATTAGAATTAAAAAAAGTAAATGTTATTCAAACTTTTAAGGGACCACAAACTATTGAAGTAAAATTTAAAATTCCATCAAGAGAAACATCAAAAGCATCTGAGGTATTTGCACAACAAGAAATTATAGAAAGTACTTCATTACAAAATCAAGTAAATAGATTAAATAAAAGAATACAAGAACTTGAAGAAATAATTGAAGACAAACTAAACAGTCATCTAAGCAACAACAATTTTGTAAATTGAAAATTAATGAATAGAAAATCGATTAATCTAAAATGGCCCTTAAGATCAGATAATGAAAGTTATTTTTCTAAGAATAAGACCACTTTATCTGCAATAAGAGAAGTAATAAAAGTTTTATTATTAACCAAAAAGGGTGAAAGAGTAATAAATCCAGATATTGGAACAAATATCCCAATTTTAACTGGACAGTTATTTGAGAACATTGATAAAGTTGGAATGAGGATGCAGTTAGAAGCTGAGATAAGTAATGCATTTAAAAGTTTTTTAGATGGAATAGAACTTGTTGGATTGGAAGTAGAAACACAAGATGAAAACCCAGAATTAAGATTGAACGATTTACTTGTTAAATTGAGTTATAAAATAAATAATATAGAGAACTTTAATGATAGAGTACAATTCAAAATTTCAGGATGAAGAGACAGTAATTGGCAGCTAATAGACAAATTAATTACATATCAAAAGACTTTGATTCTATAAAGACTGATTTATTAGATTTCATTAAAAGAAATTATCCCAATGATTTTGCAAATTTCTCTGTTGGCGGGGGAGATGTAGCTCTTATAGAATTATTTGCATATTTAGGAGATTTACTTTCTTTTAATATAGATATGAATGTAAATAAATCTTTTATAAATAGAATCACAGAAGAAAAAAATATGTTGGCTCAAGCACAAAATAGAGGATATAAACCTAAATCTGCAACACCAGCTGTAGTCAATCTAACTCTAAGTGCAACTTTTAATTCCTCTACATCAGCAAATTCTCTATTTATTCTTAAAAAAGGAACAAGGGTTATCACAGATGAAGAACCTATTGTAAGTTTTGAGGTTATAGAAGATATAGATTTTTCGTCAACAGCAAATAGACAAGTTGATGTAAATGGAACTGATGTGACAATATCTGTTTCTTCTGTATCTGCAATTGCTGGACAAAAAAGAACATTTTCCTATACAGTGGGAGCAGCTTCACCTTTCTTAAAAATAACACTACCAGATGAAGATATAAGTGAAATTGTTTCTGTAAGTGGATCAGATAATAGTGAATGGTTTGAAGTAGACTATTTAGCAAGAGATACAGTCTTTATTGGAGAAAAAAATACAGTATCTTCTACAGGAGATACTCCCTATGTTATGAAACTAAAAAGAGTTCCAAAAAGATTCACTGTTGAAAGAGAAGTAGATGGAAAAGCTTCATTACGATTTGGTTCAGGCACATTGACTGAAGAAGATTCTGATGTTATCCCTAATCCAGAAGATTTTGTTTTATCGCCCACATTAAGAGGATCTCCATCAGGGTTTATTCCCTCAATTATAGATTCTACAAATTTCTTAAAGACAAAAACATTAGGTGTGGCACCTTCTAACATATCTCTTGATATAGATTATAGATATGGAGGAGGAATAGAGACAAATGTGAGAGCTAATCAATTAACAAGAATAAGAGATAGAATTGCTGAATTTAAAACTGTAAATTATGACCTAACAAATCCAGATGTGACAAATTCTATATTAAATAGTTTGATAGTCACTAATCCTGAACCTGCAACAGGGGGAGAAGATAGAGAAGATATTGATACAATAAGAGAACGAATAAATGCTAGTTTTTTTGCTCAAGAAAGAGCAGTTACATTATCAGATTATCAAGCAAGAGTAATGTCAGTTCCAAGTAAATTTGGTACAGTATTTAGAAGTTATGCAAGAAAAGATCCTAAAAATAATTTTGGAGTAGAACTCATTGTTATATCAAGGAGTTCCGATAGTACATTAACAGTTTCAAATTCTATCTTAAAGAATAATATTGAATCTTATTTGAAGCGATTTAAATCATTCAATGACACTGTAAGAATAACAGATGGAAAAATAGTTAATATAGGAATAGACTTTTCTGTAGTACCTGATTCAGATTATAATGATAATGAA